AAAATACTTATAATAAAAGTGAAATATGGTTTGGTTTTGGCCTGAAGAAAGCCCAGGCAATACTCGAGAACATCGACGCTTTAAGACGTTGGGTTGATAAACAGGACCGGTGAACGCGTTTTCTCAACGTGCTGGAAGTAAATGAAAAAGGAGAAACGAATGAAAGTGTATGTTTACTATGACTTAAATGATGGGTTTGTAGTATTAATGGCAAAACCAAAACATGAAAAAAATGTATTTTTTAGTTTACTTGGAACTATCAACCTACCCATTGAGCCAATTAAGAAGGAAGTGGTGAAAGAAATTAATTTAGGAAATAATATTTATAATGTTTCGTCATATTTTACAACACCAACAAGCACTGGCGTTTTTAATTATGATATCCCAAAAGACGCTTACGATAGAAAAATAACCTACAAGGTGAAAGAGTAAAGCGGGTAAAATATTTGAGTAATCTTAAATTAAAAAAACTGCCAGAAATGTTTTGCAAGTCATGCCCACATAGCGATATTTGCAATCCGCCCTTTTGCCCTCCGGTGAATTGGATTAACGGCAAAGCTCCGAGACGGGAACCTCTGGCAAGTGATATAATCGCTGAAAACATCAACAATGAAAAAAACTATAACGAAATATTAAGCGAATTAGTGGGCGACCGCCGAGAAAAAATGGAAGAAATATTAAACATTCCCGATCACCGCAAGAAATTAATTCTTTTAGCAATTTTAGCAGGGTATAGTCAAAAAGAAATTGCCGGATATTTTAAGTTATCTATCCGGCAAATCTACAATATTACGCATAAGTGAGTTTATAAATTGTTAATTAGAACATCATTATTATAATTTCTTTTTAATTTAGCATTTTCTTTAAAAACAATTTCCTTAAATTTATCTGATATATACATTCTAAATTCTGCACCGTTCCAATCTTCTGGCATTTTATCAACATTCTTTAAAATGTTGTCCTGAACATTCTTGATTAAATCTGTGATAAATGTCACCTTTTCATATTTATTCATTTCACCACCTCCAACTTTTCTTTTTTTGGTTTCATCCAATCGTATGATTTACACCGAGGACAACAAGCAGGTTTTCTCTCAATTCGTGATTGCCATTCGTGACCACATCTAAGACATTTATGTTTCATAACTAATTCTCCTTTGTTTAATTTTATTGTTATAGATTACAGCCAAAGCCAACTTCCAATAATAAGCCCAGCGCCTACAAGAATAAAAGCAATTGCAGTTATTTTGCAGGCTAATCCTTCCATGCTTTCATTTTCCATATCTAAACTTGTACGCTTATCCCAGGTCATTGTTGCTCTCCTTCTCCATATCTAAATATATTTCTGTTTTACATTATCAAACCACCTCCACACATTTGCTACGAATTTAATTTTATTCATGTGATTTCTGCGTGTTGTCATGGCTGTAATCTCCTTTTTATTTTGATTTCCTCTATGATTCCCCTCAACTGTGAGGGGAACGAACATGAAATCAAGCAATTAATTTAAGGTCTGCCGCCGGGACAACCGCATAATGTAAAAATATCTTAATGATGTCCATAATTCATTGCTCCGCACATGATCTATGTCTCCGTTCCTGTGGATGATTTGGATTTGCGGTCTGATTTTACCCGACCCATAGCAGCAATAAATTGTTTTTCATTGATAATTTCGTATGCATCCCACAGCCGCGGATACGGGGTTTCGCCAGCAGGAACCAATTCATACATGACATACAGGTCGCCCTCGGTTTTAATTATCTCAAAACCATCAGAAATTCTCGATTTAACGTGGCCGGCTAGTCCCTTGCGTTTTTCCCCCATCGCAGAGATGAGAAATTTTTGAGCCTGTTTCTTGTCTCTGTGTTCCGTTTTTTCCGCGTCGATCATCGTGTAAAACTTTTTCATTTTGTACCTCCTGTGTTTATTTGCTATTATATAAGAGCAATACCCATGCCATTATTATAATCATATTAATAATTAATTGTAAGTGTATGATTTACAATAGAATAAAAATTATTACAACACCATCAAATCAAAATAGCACCCTGTGGATAAGTGAAAATCACCATTGATAAAAACGGCCAAAACAAGTTAAGTATTTAAATAATAACAATATTCACAATGGTGAAAATAACCGTAAAAATCGTCAAAATAACCGTAACCGTGGCCGAAATTATCAAGAAACCATTGCATCTGGAAATAGCAAAACAAGAAAAACCATTGCCGATTAGTAAAACAAGGCCAATCAATAACAATATCATGTAATTAAGACAATAAATCACGATAACAAATTGCCGATTATTGCTATAGTATAAATAGATAAGTACCGCAAGTGTCCGCGCGAGCGAAGCGGCAAGCGGAGAGACAGATAGTACAAAATCAACAGGACAAGAAATGACTCCTGAACAGATACAAACAGCCGTAACAATGAGGGCGACTCAAGAGAGTTACAGAGATATAGCTGCAAGCATAGGCGTAAGTGCGATGACTGCACACCGCAATTTGCAAAAAGATGAAATAAACCAACTCATTAAAAATGCACAAACTAAACTGATTCAAAATGGCCTAGATACAGCCATAGACAATCAGATCAAAAAGATTAAACTTTCACAAAAGATCACAGACCAGATAGACAACGGCGAAGAACTGAAAAGCGGAGCAGTAAAAGCGCTTGAATTAGGACACGATGCAGAGAAGCAGATACTGCAATCGGTAGGTATTCACAACGCACACACGCAGTCAATCACACTGAATCAAATCTTGGTTGACAATCGCACAGAACTAAGTCCGGCCATAGAAAGTATGCTCATGAGCCACATGAAAAATATTTCCGGTGCTAATATAGAGGACGCAGAGATAATAGAGTCGGTGGAGGGAAACGATCAGGATAGCAAGATATAAGCGGGTGATGGTGTGTATATAATGCCACATGTTGAGTGCATAATGTTGATAAAAAGTAAACCACCTGAAATGATTAGGTAAATAACTGTAAGCAAGTTTACAATATATATATTATAGGACATAGACACGATTATTGAAGAATTCTATACCGTCCGAGGGCACAAAGTGGAGGGAAGCATAGTTAAGCAAGTTATATGCCAAGTGGTTGAATGGGTGTTGATAAGTGGTGCTTCAATTCTTTACATTTTAATTGGTTCTGGTGGGGTGGGGTAGGAGCAGGTGGATGGGTTCCCTTAGGTATGCTCAATGGAATCCCGTTCTACACACGGAGGTCTGTAGCTTTTGGAGTTCACATGGTTTGTAAGAAGGGAAAGAAGAAAAAACGTGCTGGCGTAGCTCAACAGGTAGAGCAATTGCCTTGTAAGCAAAGGGTTGAGGGTTCGATTCCTTCCGCTAGATCCATGCTTACAAAGACGACAGTTTGCGTTAATACAGACCCTAATTTTGGCGGGTAATGAGTCGGTCGTATCGTAAGAGTCCGTTTATGGGGATAACGTGCTGTAAGAGTGAGAAGGATGATAAAAGAATAGCCAATAGACGTTACAGAAGGCGATTGAGGATTTCAATATTTAACGAGATACAACCCATGATACGAGAAGTGAGTAACGTATATTTATTTGGTAAGGATGGTAGGCAGTTTATTACAGATAGTAAGTGGTTGAGGAAATAATCTATCTAAACATTAGAGGATTGCATTGAATATAAGCGATACTGCTCTTTCACAATTTAGCGAAGATGATATTCGGGTTCTGAATGACTTCGGTGGGTATTTGGAGTTTATCCCGACTCAAACGTGGAGTTGGCTGATTAACTGCCCCTGCAAGATCAAGTGCCTGTTTTACGGCAACCAGAAGGGCAAGAACGAAGAAGTAATCATGGATTACTATTTGAGGGTTTGGGGAAAGCACCCACAGAAGCATTTAAACATACTTCCTGATGACAAGATAAGGACGATCAGATTTGCTTCGGAGAATTTGCCGGGAGAATCGGATGGGGAGGAAGTTAAGAATACACAATATCCGGTTTTAAAGCGAAGATTTAATCCTAATTGGATAATCAAAGACATTACGGCTCGAAAGACAGTAGTGCAAATACAACCTCAGACTTTACGTATATTGCAAAACGGCGAGAAGTGCATGACCAAGCCTTGTAATTTTGAATTTGTTTCTTACGGGCAAAGTACACAGGCACAGGCGGGAGTTCAGCGGAAGTCCGTTTATATAGACGAGAGCGCACCGAGGGATTTCTTTAACGAACAGATACCTCGATTGCTGGCGGCGGATGGGGATTTGATTTTAAGTTACACGCCGATTCCGGGGAATGTTGGTTGGGAGTTTGATGAACTCTATGAGAGAGCAAGGATAATCTACCGGACGGATTGCGTGAGAAAGAGAATCAAAGAGCGATTCGGTGAGGATGTACCCGCTATCCAATATACCAATTCTAAGGACGACATAGCCGTAATAATGGCGGCTACAGACGACAACCCTGTTTATGCGAAGTTGGCGGAAGAAAAGAGTAAGAGAATTGGACGAGTCATTACCGTTGATGACTACATTACCGAGATGTTGGGACTGATTTCTGATGAGGACGTAATAGACGCTAGGAGATACGGTTTATTCAGACAGCTTTCAGGGAGAATATTTAAAAACTTCAACGAGAAAATTCACAAGATTTCTTATGAGAAATACTTTCCTGAAGGCGTTCCTTACGAGTGGAAACACTTTAGGGGCATAGATTGGCACGAGTCGAACAATTGGGCGATAGGTTGGATTGCCGTTTCACCACAGGATGAGATTTTTGTTTACAATGAGTTCAATCCTTCACCGGAAAAAATGATTACTCTGGAAATAGCGAGGGTCATTGTCAACCGAAGCAAGGATTATAAATACGATTTGAATTTAATAGACCCGTTGGCTTCCAAGATACAACCGAACACAGGTCTAAGCTCTTTGGAAGATTTAAACAGGATTTTTTCGGCGTTTAAAAAAGAGGGAATCGGTACTGGCGGTTGGTGGCAAAGTTGGGACACAAAGTCTCAAAAGGGCAGAGACGAGATCAGAAAGAGACTTCAGAACGCTGCTCTTTGCGGAGTTCCTTTTAACAACGAAGTCAAACAGGATGGAATCACAAAGAGACTGCCTACAATATGGATTTGCGATACCTGCCCGATAACGGTTGCTTCGATCAAGAATTGGAAAAGAGAGGAATGGGCGGACAGGACTTCGCTAGTTACTAAGGACGAAAAAGAAGTACCACAGCAGAAATGGAGTCACTTTTGCACTATGCTTGAGGGACTAATGAAACGACCGGAGGTATTTCAGGCTAGGTTTCACAATCACACAATATACAGGCCGCCGAAGGAATACTTTAAGGGAAATTAACCTATCTAAAAAATGGAGGGAGTATGTGGATTAAGAAAAAAGAATTTGAGAATTTAAAATTTAGAATTTCCGAACTGGAAAAAACAGTAAACAACAACGATGTAACAATTAATAATTTAGTTAACGATTTAGAAATATGTTCATGGGAGTCTTACATTAAAGAGGAAAGTGGTTGGTTTTCTATGTCGTTTCAACAGAGATATAAAATAGGTGATATTATTAGAAAGATACTAGAACACTTAAATTTAAAAATAGAAAAACAACCAGAAAGTGTTGTGTTAGTTAAAAACGTAAAAAAATAAGGAGCAAAAAAATTGCCGATTTACTTATACCAATGCAAAAAATGCAATAAACTTTGGGAACTTTTTATTAAGTTAATTGACTTTGGGAAAAAAGTTGAATGTCCAGAATGTAAAGATGAAATGAAAAGGTTGGTTTGTCCGGTTCCGTTTAAATTTAATTAAGGAATAGATATGATTTGTAGGACTTGCGGAATAGATAAACAACAAGATGAATTTTATTTGCGTCCAGATACGGGAAAGTACCGAACTGATTGCATTGAGTGTTGCAAGAAAAGAGCAATAAATTGTTATAGACAGCACGAAGAATTATATAAGCAACGGGCAAGGATATGGGACGAAAACAATAAAGAAAGAAAAAAAGAACTAACAACGGAATGGTTAAAAAACAATCCAGACAAAAGAAAGCAAATAGTAAGAAAGCATTACCTGTCACACAAAAAAGAAAAGAACGAATCTTCTTTGAAGTGGGCAAAAAACAATAAAGATAAAATAAAAATAATCCAAGCAAGAGAACATATTAAAAATAAAAAACGCTATCTAGAATATGCAAAACAATTACAGAAAACAAGATATTTAACCGACCCGTCTTTTAGGGTTCAACACAATATGGCAACAGCAGTTAATTCCTCTTTGCGTGGCAAGAAAAACCATAAACGATGGGTTGACCTTCTTGGATATGATGTTGATAAACTTAAAAACCATTTAGCAAAGCAATTCGTAGACGGTATGAATTGGGACAACTACGGCAAATGGCACATCGACCACAAGATACCGATTAGCGCATTTAATATTAATTCTTATGACGATTACGATTTTAAAAGATGTTGGAGTTTAAAGAACCTACAGCCACTTTGGGCTAGTGATAACTTACATAAACACGCAAAGTTAGAGAAACCATTCCAACCCTGTTTATTATAGGCTGATAAATGAAAGAAGACATCGAAAAAAGAATTGCTAGTGACATAAAAAAAGAATTTGATACATCAGTCGCAAACCAGAGTTGTGATAATTCGGACTTTGAGGCGATAATAGATTTGTTGGAGTGTAAAAGAAATGAGAAGTCATATCAATGGCTTAGCGATTGCTTTTATCCCGAATATCCCGCTATTCTTTTAACGGAATCCTCTCAATGGGCTAGTCAGTATTTTAGTTCACGGGAATATGTTGATGTTTATTTAGAAGGTGATGGAGACAACGATAAAGAAAAATGCGCCTTAGTAAAGAAACTTCTCAATAAATCTTTGAACAGAAAAGGACTTCACCACTACCACAAATACATGAGGGCTAGAACCATTAACTCTACTGCCGGATATGTTTATGGTGTTTGCGGTTGGGAACAACTTTTACAACCTACCGTTACGGGATACAAGAGAGTGCCAACAGGCGAAATGCAGGTACTTGAAAACGGTATGTCCATTCCTCTTTTTAGAAACGAGGAAGTTATAGAGGATATTCCGCTTAAAGACTGCTTTGAATATGATGTTGTTGACCCACGAAACGTAGCCACTTCCAATAATTACTGCTATTCAGTGCAGGAAAAAGAATGGATTACATTTAGATCAGAAGAATCATATGAGACTTTAAAAATGAACGAGCAGTCTCACGGATATATCAATTTAGATAAAGTAAAAGATATTCTAAAAAATAGTTCTACGAGCGAAACTGAAACATCAAAAGAGTCTTATAATAAAGACGCGCAAGCAAGTAAAGTTTCCAAGCCGGTTGTAAAAGTCGGTGATGTTCTTACCCGTTACGGTAAAATGTGGGCTGTTGTAATTAATAGAGACGAAGCGGGCAATCCAATCAAGATTGAATACGGATATGACGATTTAGGTGCTATCAATGAAAATGCTGAATTAGTGGAAGCAATATCTGCTATTTTTATGTACGGGTCTAATCCTATATTGATTAGATTTCAGCCGACACCTTTTATAGACTCAATAGGGAATCCCTTTAAACCTGTTATAAGAGGTCTTTGCTATATTCACCCCACTAAAGACACTGGAATGAGTGACGGTAAGTATGCCAGAGAATCACAGGTCGCCTTAAACGACACGATCAACATTTCCAACGACAGAGTTAAACTTGCAACACTTCCTACCTTTGTTGGCGATAAATACGCCTGTGAAGATAACGACCAGATTTACATGGAGCCGGAACATATTATACCAATAGAAGGTGGTGTAGCAAACCTACAGGAACTTAAAATAAGAGACAATATCACTGGCGCAATGTCACAAGCGCAAATGTTTATTCAGGGTATGCACAACGTAACTTCTGTGTTTCCTTCTACAATGGGTGACGCAGGTTCTCCTTCCACTACAGCCACAGCGGTAGCCGGAGCCGACAGCAGGTCTAATATCCGTCAGAACTACAAAGCACTTACATTTGAATACACTTTCTTATGTGATTTATACTGGATGATTTTACAGATGTCTTTCAGGTTTATGCATCCTCAAACCGCTTTAAAACTTTTAGGTAAAGAGGGTGTAATTCTCTTTGACCCGAACTGCGACTATACTTATCAGCCGGTGACTTCCAATATCGAACAGGAACACGGGAAAGTGAAGAAACTCGGAATAATAGACCAGATGCTAGGGAGATTGGTCAATGTGCCTAATCCAAAGACTCCGTCGCTGATTAACAAACTTATGTCAATGGCGTTTGGGCTTTTGGGTGCTGATTACCAGGATTTTGAAAACGCCCTTTTAGATGAGGGAGAAGTGGGACAGAAAGCGGCAATGGGTAAACAAGGAGAAACACAACCGACAACTACGGGTATGCCTATGGATATGACCTCTAATCAACGAGGTTTACCTGTAAGCTCCCCCGAAGCAATGGTGAGGATGTAATGTCAGAAAACACCGTAACAACGGAACAGTTGGCAGATTATCTTAAAAGGACAGGAAGAAGCGGAGTAAAGACGCTTTCCACTTTGGGTTATTTTCAGCCGTTTGTGGACGCAATAAACTCTCCGATAGGAAAAGAATTACTAAAAGACGCTTTAACTGTTAGTGATTCGCTTTTAATGAAAATAGGTGATTTGACCGCCACGCCCGAAGAAACAATGCAATACAAGGCTATGAGGGCAATCATTTTAAGGTGGTCGGAAAGAATTGACCGTTACGAAAAATCTTTGGCGGAGTTGACCAATGAAAGACCTATTTGAATACTTTAAAGAAAGAGAAAAAAGAAAAATGCCGGTTAAGAATGACGCAGGTAAAAACTTCTTTGGCGAAATACACATGATATTCAACGATGGTAAACCTGTTCATACAAGGGATTGGCAGATGAATGATACCGCAATGGTGGTAGAGAGTAAAAAGATTTAACTATCCGAAAACGGAGGTTAGTATGATTACAAATAGTCAAAGCGAAGCAATAATGAAGTTTTGTGACGATGTTTCAAACGGTGACATAAATAGGGATTGGCTTAAAGACCACATTACAATTAATTTAGACAAAACAACCATGACGGTAACTATAGAAATATGGGATATTGACGAACAGTATTTTAAGGATTTTGTTTAACCCGCCCCCTGAATACAGGTATGGCGACAAAATAAGGAGCTAAAAAATGGCAGACGAAAAAGTGACAGCAGAAAGTACGCCCCAAGAAAAGGAGACCGTTACAAATGTAACTGATGAAGCCCTTTCTTCCGCTTACGATGCGACACAGACAGAGCAGACCGAAGTAACAGAACAGACAGAAACTACAGAAACAGAAGAAACGCAGGAGGAAACACAGGAACAAAAGACTCAAGAAGAAATCATACCCGATGAACCCGCCGATAATGCAGAGCGTTCACGGCTAGGCAGACGGATGAAATCTATCGAGGAGCAAAACAAGCAACTTCTTGAAGAAATAAAGTCTTTACGCGGTGAAAAACCACTGAAGCAAGAAACCGCCGTTCCTGAAAACGTAACTTATAATGATTCGTTTATTCAGTCTCAACTTGATATTGCCGTAGAAAAAGGGATTATTCCCTCAACTATTATTACACCGCAAGACCAAGTGAAGGTAAATAATTTCATCAACAAGTTACAAAGCGACATAGGGAATCAGTACGCCAATAAATATTTGGGTACATTGAACTCACCTTCTTTAAAAGGACAAACACCGGATGATATTCATGCTGAAGTTGTTGCGGAGTTACAAAAATATGAAAGTCCTTTTAATCAGAGAAGGTATGACAACCCTTTATTGGATGCCAAGATGAACTATCTGGAAGCCAAAGAGAGTATTTTGATGAAACGGCTTTCAAGTGGCAAACCCGAAAACAAATTTAAGGGCAAGCCAAAAGATTCCCCTGCTACCGGAACTTCTATTTCTACGCGGACATTAGCGACAGCAACCGATTTGCCGGAACTTGACGCTTATTCAAAAGACTTTATTGCAAAAACCGGAATGTCTGAAGAATCGGTAAGGGCTGCTCTCAAAGAACCGATGCCAATACATTTAAGAGGAAGGTAATTGGAAAAAGGACGATACACACATTACTCACAACGTAAAACACCACAGCGAAAACGAACTATACATTTGTCTGGTTCTTTCGAGGACAAGAACAAATATATACGGTGTCATAACTGCGGTTTTATCGTCAACACGGAAAGAGACATAACGGATTCTGAAACTTCGGGAAACTACGAAACGGATGCAATCGTTTATTCTCAATCTTTGGTAATGGGTGGAACGTCAACAATTATGAGTATGGACAGGTTAGGCATGGCAGGCACGATGATGCTTGAAGATGCTTATGGTGATGCTATTACGGATTACTACACGCCACGCTTACCACAAGTGAATAAGGGGTGTGCGTTCTGCGGGTGTACTTCACTAACCTAGTCTAAATATAAACGCTATTCAAAAAATGAAGGCGAAGTGTTCGAGTTTTTACTCGTTGCTTCGTCTTTTTTATTTATGGAGGTTCACAATGGGATTTACAGTTATTGAAGGTGAAATTCGGAACATTCAGGTTCCGGTCAACTTTGCCAATAGTTCTGACACGGTTTATGAAGGTCAGATTGTTGGTTCTGCCGTGTCTAGTTCTGTACCGTCCGGCGAGGGAGTGTTGCCGATTGGCGCCGCCGAAGGTCACAGCGATACCACAGGGAAAGCTATCCCTTTTGGTGTGGTTCTTGGTGGTAATGATGCCGCACCTACCTACAATTCTACCTATAAAGGCGTTTCGCTTGCTTCTGTCGGTTCACAGGCTTTGCAGGTTGCCAGAGATGTAAGAGGTAACGAAGGAATGTACGCTAAGGGCGATCCGCAGGCGTTGGCAAAAGTGTCTGTTATTGGGACGAATACCGTTCTCAAAGGCCCCATTTTTCACTTGGCTTACGGAACTGCGCCGTTGGTTTATACCAACACTTCGGCCTCTACCGATGGTCTTACTATCACGACTTCCGCAGTTGCACAGACACCGTTGGCCTACAACGTCACTTGGTATTGCCGTAGCGGAGCAAACAAGGGTCTGTATCGTGTAGCTTACAGCACTTCCACGACTTCTCATACGTTCTATTTGGGGTTCCCGTATGACATCGCAGTTGGTGACACATTCGTACCTATTTATCTTCGTGTGGGAACCTGTATGACGCAGTTTGACGCAGAATCAACCTACATCGAAGCGCAACCGGCATACGCAACCAACGATTATATGGTCGATGTTCTCGAAATACACGCCGAAGAAGCCGGACAGGAATACGCAATTTTTAAATTCAACGCAGAGCAGTTTTGCTCTTACAGAGCTTAAGGAGGATAACATACTATGGGAAACCCTATTATTTCTGAAAATTTTATTCGTTTACTGGATACACGCCTCAAGGAAGTATCCGACAAGGCGTGGGATGAAATTCCCAGCCAGAAGGGTGATCTGTACCGTGATGTTCCTTCTGACAGCGCATGGGAAGAATTTTTCTCAACAAGCGGTGTATCTGATATTCCGGCGTTCAATGGGAAACTGCAATACCTTTCCATGAGTCCCGGTTATTTGACCCGGATTGAACCGAAAGAATATGCCGCAGGTCTGGCCTTTGAACGGAAGTTCTTGGACGACAAGAAATACTCCGTCATGTCCGATGCAGTTGAAGAACTTACAATCGCCGCACAGCGCACCAAAGCTAAGATTGAAGTCGATCCGTTTGCAACAGCGTTCTCAAGCGCGTTTACTTATATGTACTCCGAAGAGGGCGTGTCTCTTTGTTCGGATTCTCACACAACCAAAGCCGGTGTTTCTACTTCTACGGGTTTTGACAATGCAGGAACTTCGGCACTGTCTAAGACTTCTTTGGCGGCAACCCGTTTGGCTATGCTTCGTTTCAAGAACGACATCGGTGAAAGAATTGTTACTAATCCTGACACCATCGTTTGCGGCGAGTCTTTGGCTGATACGGCTTATGAGATTGTCGGTTCCGACAAGAACCCAGAAAACGCAAACAACACTAAAAACATGGACTACAACCGTTACAAGGTTCTGGTCCTCAAACGCCTTGATGACTACGACACAAACAACTGGTTCATGGTTGATTCCCGCCAGATGAAGAAAAATCTTCTGTGGATTGACCGTGTTCAGAAGGAAACCAAAATGACCGTAGATTTTGAGACGTTCATGTTGAAGTGGAGCATTTACTTCCGGTTAGGCGAAGGTTTCAAGAACTGGCGTTTCGTGTTCGGGCATTCAGTCAGCTAGTTTTAACAGGGGTGCATCTCTGACGAGGGGATGCACTCTCTTTAAAGGGTAAGCGAGGGTGCAATTCCTTCGGGGTGTGCATGAGACAGGGCAGACTTCCTAGCATAAGGAGTTTAAAATGTCAGAGACAAATTTTCCTAATGGTTTAACTAGCAGAGGTATTCCGCTCCCTTCGGCTGGCAGAGATATTAGCGGTTCGACTTACTTTGTTGATAACAATTCCGGTTCTGATTCCAACGATGGCAGTTCGTGGGCTAAAGCATTTAAGACTTTCGCCAAAGCAACAGCGATAAGCAATATTGATATTGCCAGAGGTTCAGACAGATGGGCGAGACGCAACACGATTTATTACTGTGCAGATACAGAAACGGCCACGATAGTAGCCTTTCCTAATAAGTGTGATGTTATTGGTTGCGGTTCTTACGATGCAAATAAACAGGCTGGAATTTTAGGAAATCACGCTCCTGTCAATGCCGGTAATTATGGAACTCGGTTCTTTAATATCTGGTTTAAAGGCCCAGCCGTTGCATCTCCCCTTGTGACATTAGCAAGTACGTCAAGTGGAATTGAATTTGATTCAAGTTGTGTTTTTGATGCTAACGCATTAACTACCACAGGAATCACCGCAACAGCTTCTCCGTTCTTAAAGGTTCATCCGGGCGTTCGTTTTCAGGGCGCATTTGCTACAGCCTATATTTCCATTGGGGCTGGTGAAGCCGGCGGAACTGAAATATTTGGTATTAGAGCAACAGATTCAGCGGCAAGTGGGATTGTGATTAATGCCTCTACGACTACATCATGGGGTGCGTTTATTGCTCACAACATGATTAAGGCGGCGACTGTGACAATCAATGACGCTTCCAGTCTTTTCCATGTCATTGACAATGACCTTATCAGTCTTGCGACTGTAACGGGTTACGAGACACCTGCGGAGGCGTTGGTATGCAATGCGGCATTAGCTTCAAGGAATCATCTGACAGCGGCTAATGTAAACTTTGATTACCCGATTGCTGATACTACGACTTAATGAAAGTCAATATCATCGGTAGGGGAACAGGATGGGAGAACGCTCCACGTAATGAACTTACGTGGGGCGTGACCCTCATCAACCTGAAACGAGATGTAGATTTAGTCATTGACATGAACGTCTATGAAGATGGGCGTTGGGGAGAGTTGGAAAGACAGGGGGCGATAAAATCAAGAGAGAAAGCGGTTTCATGTGGAACGCCTTACGTTGATTTAAAGACCTATCCCATTGATGAAATAATCAGCTTTTTTAAGACGGATTATTTTTCAAACACAGTTGATTACGCCATTGCACTCGCTATCTACACAGGTTTCACAGAAATAGTCCTTTACGGGATTAATATGTTGAAGGGTTCAGAATACGCCTACCAGAAAGCAGGAGTTGAGTTTTGGATAGGTCAAGCGATGGGAAGGGGAATCACGGTTACAGTTCACGGAACTGCAAGCACGATTCTCAAAACGAGAGACGGATTACTTTACGGCTACGGAACAAAACAACAACCTAAAACATAGGAGATTAAAATGGAACCAGTAAGGGAAGTAGAAAAAACAGACAAGGCAGAGTTTCAGATATTCGGCAGTGTGGATTTAACGGACAAGGGGAAAATCAAATCGCAGTACCCGTCTTGGTACTTTGACCACTTAAAAGACGAACTGACCAATGAAATAAGCCGAATGGAAACAGACCTGAAATTCGACCGAATACCGAAATCAGAAGTAGCCATTACACAGGAAAGACTCTTTCAGAAGAAAGAGAAAATGAAAGAACTCGACAGGTCATGCGTTGAGCTTCGGGGAAAACAGAAAGACAGGGTTGCCGGCGTGTACGAAGAGTTGGGCGAGAAAATCCGTGAAGCAATGTTTTCACGCTCCGACATGAAGAAGGGATTAGCAGACCCCAGAGAAGAAATGAAACGCATGACCGAGCCGACCATTGAAGTCAAGGGCGATGCTTTGAAGCTGGCACAGGCCTGTAACGTCAGAGTGACCAAAGGGAAAGTTACAAGGGACGGCGCGGCGAAGGTCTGGAAGATAATCGGAAAGGCTTTGTCTGAACATAGCAACGTAGAACATTTGCGGCGTGATTAGGAGTTAAAATGGACGGAAAGTCTTTAACTAACGGACTTGCGGCATTACTAAACGAAACAGTTTCCAGTTCATCTTTTTTGGAATCGAGAGTTTCGTATGATTATCTTTATGAGGCAGCGTGTGAATTTGTAAGGCGTACAAGAGTTCTTACCGCTTCACAGGAAATTACTACTGTAGCTGACCAGACTAATTATGACCTCAATGCCGACTTTCTGTCTTTATATCTAAGAGACGACAAAAATCGTTATACAGTTAAATTCAATGACGGGTCTAACGACTATTTTATTCCCTTCAGGGATTACGAATCAGTTACCTACTCTAATAACACTACGTCCGTAACCATACCTTCCAATTTTTCTATTATAGACAAATCGACTTTGACCGACAGAATAACGGGAAGCGTTACAAGTGACGGTGCTTCTACGAACGGGGAATGTACCTGTACCGATTCCTCTGCACCATTTACCAATGTAAAAGTCGGTGACGATATTCACAATACAACGGACGGAAGTGACGGTGTTGTTATTGCGGTTACATCTACCTCCGCTTTGGTTACAACATTATTTGGTGGAACTGATAATGATTGGGATTCGTCCGATGCTTATATAATTGTCCCACAGGGAAGAAAACAATTAGTCTTAGACCCGCCTCCCTCTACAGCAGCTTACACGGTTACAATTAAATACGTTCAAAAACCTGACCCTGTTTATTCGCCTTACAGAACTTACAGGTTTGACCGCCAATATGAACCAGCAATTATCAAGTATGCGGCATGGCTATATAAGATGAGAGATGAATCGCCTGATTTTGGACACAAATACTATATGTATTGGGATTCTCAGGTTCGGATGGCAGCTAAAGTTGAACATAAATCATTGAATCAACCGTCAATGAGGATAAATTTTATTAAAAAATCATATGAAAGCAAAAGTTATCGTTAAAACTTGTGAGTGTGGTGCTGAAATTCCCAAAAGGCATATTCTATGTCCAGAATGTGCAAGATTACACAGATTGGAAAATAATCGCAGATATAGGATACGGCATAAAACAAGATTACAAAACACATCACGAGAAAAATGGAGAAATGACCAAGAATATAGAGAAAAGGCAAAACAAAGAAGTAAGAATTGGTATTTAAATAATCCAGAAAAGGTAAGAGCTTTATCATTAAAACACGCAAAACTTAGATATTATACACCAGAAGGAAGAATAAGAACTTGTATATCTAGAAATATTTATAAATCACTACACGGTAAAAAATACGGAAAACATTGGGAAGAAATAGTTGGTTATACTTTAGATCAACTCAAAAATCACTTAGAAAAGAAATTTCAAAATGGAATGACATGGGAAAATTACGGAAAAGTTTGGCACGTAGACCATAAAATTCCCGTATCTGTTTTTAATTTTAAAAACATTAATGACTTAGATTTTAAAAGATGTTGGTCGTTGTCAAATCTTCAACCAATGTTCGCCTTCGATAATCAATCAAAAGGTAACAAGCTATCAAAACCCTTTCAACCATCTTTAGCGTTTGCGGCATAAGGAGTTATCGCTAATGGCAGATACCCAAAAGAAATACAAGACCATTCCTCTCACTGGTAAGTTAATGACTGCCGACCCTGCAACTATAGGGTCTAATTTTCAAACGCTTACCAATATGCGTTACACCGATACGCATCCCAAGAGTATTTCAGGAAATACAAAAATAAACACAACTGCCCTATCAACGTATTTAAAAACAAGGAACGCTTATCATTTTAGAAAGGTTCAACCTGCCGAAAGTCATTTATTAGTTCAAGCCTACAATACGGGTTTAACTGCTTCGCAAATTTTACAAAACACTACAGCGATTCCTTCTGCCGGAGATTTTTCCGATACTGCCGTTTGGACTGATTCAGCCGGAGCGGGAAGGGGATATTTTTGTAACGCTCCCGATGGACAATTAATTTACGCCAATGGAGTTGATTCTTGTATTTGGGGCGGTTCAGAAATGAAATGCGGTGCGTTTATTTCTTCTACCGCTGTAGTTGCTGACGATGGGACAGCCACTAATCCAAAAAATTTCACCGATGCCATGCAGAACACGAAAACGGATGCAGATAATGTTTGTCATATCGGCGGTGGGATTGATACTTATACTGTCTTAATGCTTCACGGTGATGGCGCAGATGCTTCTACTACCATTACAGACAGCGAAACAGTTGGTGCGGCAAAAGCCATAACAGCCGTAGGAAATGCACAACTTGACACGGCTTATAAAAAATTCGGTTCTGCTGCGGTTCTTTTTGACGGAACGGGTGATTATTTAACTACCCCCGATCATGCCGATTGGTACTTTGCGGCTGCGCCGTTTACGATTGATGCGTGGATATATTTTGGTGGCACTGGAAATTTGGGAATATGTGGGCAATATGTTGATGCTAATAATTATTGGTACTTTAGATATACTGATTATATTTCTTATTGGCGATTTGAATTTAAGGTTGTAAGCGGAGGGGTTACTCAAGCAAATTATAGAACCGGAAATACTTCTGTTAGTTCATTTTCATTTAATCATGTCTCCTTAGTAAGAAA